CGAGGAGAATGTATTTCGATGGCTGACAACTCTTCCAAAAAGTTTAAGTTCATTTCGCCTGGAGTATTTGTCGATGAGATCGACCAATCACAACTTCCAGCCACACCTACCGAGGTAGGGCCAGTAGTAATTGGTCGCTCTCGCAAGGGACCCGCAAACAAACCTGTTCAGGTAAATTCCTTTTCGGACTTTGTTCAAACTTTCGGCAATCCTGTTGCTGGTAACGAAGGTGGCGATACTTGGCGTGAAGGCAATAATACTGCCCCAACTTACGCTGCTTATGCTGCTAAAGCATGGCTTCGTAATAACTCGCCATTAACTTTCGTTCGTGCCTTGGGCTCTCAAGATACTAATGCTTCTGATGACGGTAAGGCAGGTTGGGAAGTCCCGCCCGCTGACGACGGCAATGACGGTGGCGTTTTTGCCCTTGTTGTGTGGCCTTCTTCTTCGCTGTCTGGGGCTAGCGTAGTTTCTGGCGCAGTCGCTGCGCAATTTTATAGCACTGGGCGTGTCCTTCTGGAGAATGCTGCCGGTCTCAAAAACGGTTCAACTCTGTATGAAGTTTCTTCTGAGAACGATTTTAATCTAGTCTTCACTCCCAGTGGCGGCATAGACGAAAAGGTTACAGTCAGTCTTAACCCAAGTTCTGAAAATTTCATTAGACAAGCCCTAAACACTAACGCAACAATTACTAACTCTAATATTACTTCAGCTTCTACTCGAAACTTTTACCAGAGCGGATCTTATTGGCTCGGCGAGTCATATGAGTATTCTATAGCTCCAACTGGATCTAGCTTCGGCTTGTTAGCTGGCGGCGATGCTACTAAATACCATGCTGCTGTTCTTCCAATGGTGGTAAATGGAACATCGAGCGTCCAACAGAACAACTTTAGGGGAGCCGGAGCCGCTGCTACTACAGGTTGGTTCATCTCTCAGGATCTGTCGGATAACACTGGTTCATACTCTGCTCGCACTCAGCAGCAGTTATTCCGCCTTGAGGCGCTAACCGCTGGCGAATGGGCTCAACGGGAAATAAAAATATCTATCTCTAACATCAAAGCGCCCACGGGAGACTACCAGAGTTATGGTTCTTTCTCAGTCTTGGTACGTGAGATCACTGACACTGATGCTAGACCAATTATTCTAGAACGTTATGATGAACTAAACCTTAACCCAGCATCTGAAAACTACATTGCTAAGAGAATCGGCGACCGCTATCAAGTTTATAGCCAAAGCGAACTACGCAATATAGAGTACGGAGAGTTTGAAAATCAATCTAACTTCGTTCGTGTTGTAGTGAACGATGATGTTGCTGTTGGTTCTGGCGAGACTCGCTGGCTCCCATTCGGTGTGTTCGGTCCTCTTAAGTACCGTGACGTTGCTGTAATCAGTGGATCAGGTGGTTGGAGTACATCACTCGCTGCCCCAACTAGTGGATCACGAGGGGCTGTGCAGACTATGCTTGATGGCTCCGGTTCTGCATTCTACGGTACTGCTGGTCACTTAGCTGGTAATAACGATATACTTTCACTTGCGGTTACCGCAGGAACCTCCTTCAGTGGTTCTATACAATTCCCAAGCGTCCCGCTTCGTGGCTTAAGTACCTGGGGTAGCCCACGCAGCCTTCGTAACACCTATTGGGGTGCTTGGACAGGTCGGTCAAATAGTGATACTTTCTTCAATCCTGAGATTGCAGACTGCCTAAGACCACGGTCTTTTGACCAGAATCCTGATCCTTCTACTACCTTGGCTGATGTTGCTGGGGAGACTACAACCTACACCGGCTCACAAGCATACGAAATTGCTTGGGTATTCTCTCTAGACAATATTTCTGGTTCTGCTGCTGCGAACTATGCTTACAACTCTAGCTCCCGAGCCGATGGCTCCAGTGTTACTGCTCTAAGTTCATATACCGCTTCGCTTGCTGCCGGTCTAGATCGCTTTACAACTACTTTACACGGTGGTTTCGACGGCTATGATATCACTGAGCGTGATCCCTTCCGTAACTCTGCATTTAGTAGCGCAACAGATGAAAAAGACTCCTATGAGTTATTTTCTCTAAGGAAGGCAATAAACACTGTTGCAAGTCCAGATGATGTACAGATGAATGCGATCGCCATCCCAGGCGTTACAAACGCTACTGTAACAGACTATCTTCTCGATACTGCTGAAGATCGTGCTGATACACTAGCTATTATTGATATTCCTTTCGCATACACGCCAGACACTGAAGCTCTTGGGTCGGCGGAAAGCCGTAACGAAGGTAACACTCCTTCCGCCGCTGCTAATAGCCTGGCTGGTCGTAGCATCAATAATAGCTACGGTGCAACCTACTATCCCTGGATCCGTATTCTGGATACCAATACCAATCAGACTCTGTGGTCACCACCGTCGATCGCCGCCTTGGGTGTCTTATCCAACACTGATAGGTTGCAAGCACCATGGTTTGCGCCTGCTGGATTTACCCGAGGTGGGTTGAGTGAGGGCGCTGCTGGCGTACCAGTATTGGATGTATCACGCAGACTAACATCTGATGATCGTGATACTTTGTATGAAAACAATATTAACCCAATCGCTAAGTTCCCTGCTGAAGGCATCGTGATCTTCGGACAGAAAACACTACAACAAACTGCTAGTGCTCTCGACCGGATCAATGTTCGCCGCTTGATGATTTACTTGAAGCGTGAGATTTCATTCATTGCCTCAAGACTTCTATTTGCGCCTAACGCACAAGCAACTTGGGATCGATTCTTGGGTCAAGCAAACCCACTATTACGTGATGTAAAATCCGAGTTCGGTATTGATGATTTCCGTCTGATCCTAGACGAATCTACCACAACACCAGACCTCATTGATCGTAACATCATTTATGCTAAGTTGTATGTGAAGCCAACTCGTTCAGTAGAGTTCTTCGCCATCGACTTTGTTATCACTAACAGTGGAGCATCTTTTGAAGATTAATCCGCTTTATAAACTATTTATTACGAGGAGCTAAGTAAGCAATGGCAAGTCTATTTTGGGGTCAAGCAAACGCCGAACCAAAACGTCAATTTCGGTTTGAGTTAAGTTTCACTTCTAGAAATGGTGATCAACCAGGGGATATTCCCGTCTGGACCGTAAAGACAGCCACTAAACCAGTGGCTCAGATCTCTACAATCACTCACCAATATATTGACCACACATTCAACTTCCCAGGTCGTGTAACTTGGCAGCCAATTACGGTGACCCTAGTTGATCCGGTTAATCCTGACCTGTCCTTTGCCTTCCTTGACGTTCTTGGTGCTGCTGGATACAAGTATCCTGATACTGCTGCTATTTCTAAAGTCAGTTTAAGCAAAGAGGCTTTCAAGAATACTATTGGCTCTGTCGTAATTAAGCAACTAGATGCTGCCGGCAAAGAAATAGAACGCTGGGAGCTTGTTAATCCAATTATTACAAACATTGACTTTGGTGGTACGCTATCTTACGACTCAGACGAGATGTCTGAAGTGACCGCTGAAATTACTTATGATTGGGCTGAACTTACTAGAAGTGGTGTCTCCGCTAACGTACCAGCTTCTACTCGCAGCTAAATAAAAGTTTTAACGTCTAAGTTAGAATAAGTTACAATATAAAAAGAAAGGTTACAATATGAGTAGAAATGAAGGCCGACTAGGGCTAGATAATACCCCCACCCAAGACGAAACTCCTGCGGCAACTACTGCTGCCGTAGGTCTTGGTGTGCCTGCTGGTGCTGAAGCACCAAACTTTAGCTGGTCAGTCCCTACTGAGTTTGTTGAGCTTCCTAGTCAAGGGCTCTTTTATTCACCCGGTCACCCTTTACATGGTGAAAAGACTGTAGAAATCCGCTACATGACGGCAAAAGAAGAAGATATTCTAACTTCTAAATCACTCCTCAAAGAGGGCGTTGCACTGGATAGGATGTTGCAAAATCTTTTAGTAGATAAAAGCATTAATATAAAGACTCTCCTGGTTGGAGATAAGAATGCACTACTAGTAGCTGCAAGGAAGACAGGGTACGGTCCAGAATATGAGACCAAGGTCACTTGCCCCTCTTGTACTAATACAGAGGATTATTCTTTTGATATCTCGGACCCCTCTATGGTAGATTTTCAAACTGCTGCGACTGACAATGGAATGACTATTAGTGACCAGGGGTTTGTAGAAATTCCTCTCCCTATGACTCGGGTGGTTGCTACTTGCCGCTTTCTAACAGCAGAGGACGAGACAAACCTTTTAAAAGAAGCCGAGAGAAAAGAAAAGCGTAAGTTACAGTCGTCAGCGACTACAGATGCAATTCGCTCTTTTATTGTAGCAATTGACGGTAAGTCCGATCGAATGACAATTGAGACTTTTATACAAACAATGCCTGCACGAGATGCACGGGACTTAAGAAAGTTATATTCCCAGCTTGTTCCTAATATTGATTTAATTCAAAATTATGAATGTAATAACTGTGGATATGATGCGGACCTGGAGGTTCCGCTCGGCTTGGACTTTTTTTGGCCTGAATAGTGAGTATATTGAGGGCGTATATGAACAGTTGTTCCAACTAAAATATCATGGTGGTTGGAGTTTTTTTGAGAGCTATAATCTGCCCGTAAGTGTTCGGATGTGGTTTTTAGATCGACTGATAAAACAGAAAAAAGACGAATCGGAACAAACTAAAGCCTCAACCCAGCCAACTGGTCGTGGTCGCACATATAAACCGTGATATTTGTATTTAACGACTATTTACTAGGCAGATATATACGAGGTTTGTCTATATGAGTATCGATTTTGAAAATGAAGTTCTAGATTTAACTGCTCTCCGTGAGGAGCAGCAAATCAACGAGAACATCCTAAACGTTTTTGCTGCCTGGATTCAATATCTCTTGTCCAAGATGTACAAGGGTCGCCGAATTCCTGTTCGTGTCAAAGGGAACAGAATAGAAGTAGAAAGATTTACCGACACCCTAGTCAATGAAAAAAGATATATGGACTACATCAAGAAATATGGTCTTGATGATCCAATGACCTATAAGCAAAAGTCTAAGCTTGATGTTGCAATTAAGAGATTTGAAAGGGAAGCCAAAATCAATTGGCCCATTCGAAACTGAGGTAGTAATCAATGGCTAATATTGATGACCTACGGGAACAACTAGAAGCTCTTAGAACGATTGACAAAGAATCGCACAAGTCCCTCCTTGAGCACATCAGGCAGCGCAAGATACTAGATGCAGAACTCAAGGCAGGGAAGATAACCCTAGAAGAGTACAACGAAGTGGTTGAGTACGGGCGGGAGTCGCTGTCCGATAATGCTAAAGAAATGCTGAAGCTTACAGAGCAGATGCACAAGCAGACAAAAGCAGTAGAGGCAGCTAAAGCAGCATACGGGCTCTTAACTTCAGCAATCAACACAGCCGCTAAGGCTACAGACGGTTTAACGGGAATGAATACCCAGAGTCTTCTGGGGATAACCAATCTCGCTACGGCAGTAGGAGGTTATGCAAGAAAACTTCAGGGACTAGGCGTCGATCTTCGCCGCTCAACTGGGTTTGCAAACCGTCATAATAAATCTTTCAATATTCTCCGGGGCTCTTACCGCCAGCTTGGTCTTGATGCTGAATCCGTCACTGTTTCTCTGACTGCATTAAGCACTCAGTTCAGTGCTTTTGACGCTATGACTGCAAAAAACCGCAAATCTCTTGCGCTGACGGCTGCCGAATATAAAACTCTTGGTGTTGAGTTTGAGGACTTTGCTCAATTGAATGAAAGGTTGAGATTCTCCTTTGGTATCATGGGGTCTAGTGCATCTGTGGCTGCTAAGGAAATTAAAAGAATAGCACTGGAGACTGGTCGCCCCCTTGGTACAGTTGTTAAAGATCTTAATGAGTTAGGTCCTGATTTAGCTCGGTTTGGGAGTATGGGTCTTAAGGTTTTCGAGGATCTATCAAAACGAGCCCGCTCACTTGGCCTAGGGGTAAAAGAGGCTTTTGACGTAACTGAACTTTTTGATACATTTGAGGGCGCAGCGAACATCGCAGGTCGTTTGAACGCCCAGCTTGGACTGCAACTAAATTCAGTAGAAATAATGAAGGCTAGTTCGGAAGAACGTCTCGACATATTACGATCTGAATTCCAGTTGCAGGGGAAAAACTTTCAATCCATGGGTCGCCGCCAGAAGCAGATGATTGCTGGTATTCTTGGGCAAAGCATTGAGGCTACTGGGAAGCTGCTTGGTGATGGCATGGATATAGGCGCTTTTAGGGCGGAGGCAACAACCCAAGAACAAAGAATTAAATTAGACGAGAAGGCAATCTCTACTCAAGAGGGTCTTATAGAGGCAATTATAGAGATGACTCCTAAGCTCGGAGGGGTAGCAGGAGCGATTAAGCTTCAAACAGAGGCTTTAAACAAGGTTGCTAATAACCTACCGGGCGCAGCCGACAAAGTTACGAAAGCATCGGCAGCATCAAGTGCAGGCGGCATGCTTGAGTCGGCCCTTGGTTTTGGTGCAGACGCTTTGTTGATAGGTAGCGTCCTAAGGGGGGGATTTGGTCGCCGAGGCGGTCCCCGCTCAACACCAAAGGGTAAAGGAGGATTATTTAGCCGTATGGGGCAATCCATCTTTGGGAAAAAGTACAAAGGTGGTCAAATAATGAAGGGCGGTGGAAGAGCCATGGCTGGCGGACAGCGTAGCGGCGGATTATTGCCTAAACTATTTAAAAGCGGCGGTAAGACCTTAGGCAAGATGGGCAGCAAAAAAATTCCTTTTGGTCTAGGTTTGGCGGCAGCACTTGGTTTCGCTGGTGATGCATATGCTAAAGGTGATTACATGGGCGCAGGATTAGAGACAGCTTCAGGTCTCGCAGCTATCGTTCCAGGGGCGGGCACTGCTATTAGTCTGGGAATAGATGGAATAAACATGACTCGTGGAAACATAAAAACTGCGAAGGGGATGATGTCAAGTTCCGGTACCGCTCCTGCACGATCTGCTGGGGTACCAACTTCTAGCGGCAGGTCGAATGGTCAGATCATAGTCAAAGAATTAGTTGTACACTCTGAAGTTTCAATGGATAAGGATAAGTTTGGAAAAGCCACCACAAAAGTAATGAACGTCTGCCTTGACCCAATTAAACCTTAATTAAGGGAATAAATAAATAATGGTATTACCTACACAGAAAATGCAGTTAGTAATAGAACACGTACCTACAAACAAGAAGGTATCTTTTCCTGCATACATAGAAATGTTTAGTGACCAGTATTCCTCAAACTGGAATGCAGAAGATGTTTATGGACGTATGGACCCTATAGCTACATTTACTAACACTAGGCGCTCCCTATCTCTTGCCTGGAATGTCCCAGCAACTTCATTTAAC